GAGGATGGTTCTGCTTCTAGCACACACATAACACCAAAAGCATACTACCCAGGAACATAATGGCAAAATACGCAACAGGAAAATACGCAAGAGCAATATCAGATAGATCTGGTATGGAGTTTCCATACAAAGAAATGGTTAGAGAATGGAATGGTGCTTTTGTACACGTATCTGAATTTGAACCAAAACAACCACAATTAGAACCAAAACCTATGAATGGTGATTCTATATCTTTAAGACATGTAAGACCAGATAGAATAGAAACTGCAGTCCCTAGAATATTACCTTTAAATCCATTTACAACAACAAATGGATCTACAACGATATCAGTTAATGAACCAGATCATGGTCGGTCTACAAACGATAGAGTCAGATTTAGAGATGCAAATGTAGTTGGCGGCGTAGCTGCAGCAACGATAAATTTAGCTGCAGGATATCTAATTACAAAAGTAGATGCTAATAATTATACCTTTGCAACAAGTACAACATCTAGTATAACTGAAACAGGAGGAGGCGGTTCTGCATCAGCGGGACCAGTAACAGTAACGGCATGATAAATAAAATAAAAATTTTTTGGTATAGATTTTTAAAAAAACAACATTGTTGGGAGCATTCTTGTTTTACAAAAAGTTGTTTAAATTGTTTGGAGATAGTTAAATAATGGCTGGATTAAGTGCATCAGGATTAAAAACACAGATAAGAAGTTATACTGAAACAGACTCTAATGTTTTAACAGACGCTGTTTTAGAAAATATAATTTTAAACGCACAGTATAGAATATTTAGAGATGTGCCTATCGATGCAGATAGAAAACAACAACTTGGTAATTTTGTTGCTGGCCAGGAGTCTATTAACTGTCCTGCAGGAGCCGTGTTTATTCGAGGTATACAAGTTTATGATACAGCAGGATCAGAAATTACAGGAGCTAATAGATGGTTAGAGAAGAAAGATGTAACATATCTTCAAGAGTATCAAGATGTAACAGGTACATCGGCAGCTCAAGGTCAACCTAAATATTATGCTATGTTTGGTGGTGCTACAGGAGAGTCTGACACTACATCAGGTAGAATATTTGTAGCCCCAGTTCCAAACACAACTTATAGATTTAGAGTGCATTTTAATAAAGCTCCTGATCTTTTAGAGGGGGATGGTACTAACTACATTAGTATGAATTTTCCAAATGGGCTGTTATATTGCTGTCTATCAGAGGCATATGGATTTTTAAAAGGCCCAATAGATATGTTGACACTTTACGAAAATAAATATAAACAAGAAGTACAGAAGTTTGCTAACGAGCAAGTTGGTAGAAGACGAAGAGATGACTACACAGATGGCGCTGTTCGTATACCAGTAACTTCAGCAAACCCGTAGGAGATTATTATGGCAAATACAAGCGCAATATGTTCAAGTTTTAAACAAGAACTTTTACAAGGTAAACACAGTTTTGAATCTTCAGGTGGCCACACTTTTAAAATTGCATTATTTGATAGTGATGCAACTTTAGGTGCTTCTACAACAGATTATTCAACATCAGAAGAAATTACAAATACATCTGGAACTGCATATACTGCAGGTGGTGCAACTCTTACTAATTCAGGGGTATCATTATCTTCAACAACAGCATTCACAGACTTTTCAGATGTAACTTTTACTTCTGCATCTTTCACTGCAAACGCTGCACTAATTTATAATACGACAACAGATGGTGGTTCAGGCACTACTGATGCTGTTTGCGCGATTGCATTTGGTGGTGACAAAACAGCGAGTAATGGAACTTTTAAAATAGAATTTCCAGCAGCAGCAGCGACTACAGCAATCATTAGACTAGCATAGGAGGCCGACCATGTCGGTATCTTCAGGATGGGGCAGGTTTACCTGGGGCCAAGCGTATTGGAATGAAGATACGACTTTTAAAACAGGTTGGGGTGCACAAGCTTGGAATGATGGTGAGTGGGGCGAACTCAAAGATGTAACGATATTTCCAACTGGTTTATCAATAACATCTAATGTTGGTTCAGTAGACGTTCCAGATCAAATAATTACACCTACAAGTTTTGAAATTACAGCTTCTCAAGGAGAGGCTTTTGTTCCTGTTGTATTAGAAACAAGTTTATCTGCATCTTTTTCTATCGGTTCAGTGTCCGTGGTCGATATGCAGGTAGGATTGACAGGTCAATCTATAACAAGTTCGGTTGGATCTCTAACAGTAAACGACCTGACTATTGGTTTAACAGGTCAAGAGTTTACTGCAAGTCAGGGAACAGCAGTGATACCAAACGAAACAGCAATTGTTTCTGGTTTAGCGATCACTTCTGAACAAGGAACCGCAGTCGCAAGTTCTACGACAGAAGCCTCTTTAACTGGTGTATCTTTTAGCGCCAGTGTTGGTAGTGTTACAATACCAAATGATGTAGTTCAATTATCTGGAGTATCAGCAGAATTTAGTTTAGGAAGTATTATAGGATTGGGTGGTGCTATAGTTCAACCATCAAGTTTAAGTATAACTCCTAGTGTTGGCTCTTTAACAATAGAAGAAGGTCTAGGCTTAACTGGTCAATCGTTTAGCGCTAGTGTTGGCTCTCTTTCTATAAACGATATAACTATTGGATTAACTGGTCAATCAGCAACATTTAGTATTGGAGCTGTAGATATATTTGCTTATGGCGATGTTGACACTGGCTCAAATACGTCTTATAGTAATGTTTCAACAGGTTCGAATGACTCTTATTCGGATGTTGCAACTGGATCAAATACAAGTTATAGTGACGCTGCATAGGAGATAAAATATGGCATCAACATACACACCATTGGGTGTAGAACTTCAGGCAACTGGTGAAAACGCAGGAACTTGGGGTACAAAAACTAATACAAATTTACAAATCATCGAGCAAATATCTGGTGGTTACACAACTCAAGCTGTCTCCGATTCAGGAGATACAACTCTTTCAGTATCTGATGGTTCAACTGGTGCAACTCTTTCTCACAGAGTTATAGAATTTACAGGATCTCTTACAGCATCTAGAAATGTTACAATACCTTTAGATGTACAAAACTTTTATTTTTTAAAAAATGCAACGTCAGGATCTCAAAACGTTGTATTTAAATATGCAACTGGTACAGGAACTTCTGCTACAGTTGCAAACGGTAAAACTGTAATCGCATATGCAAAAGCAGATGATGGAACTAATCCAAATATTTCTACAATATCTTTAGCAAGTGATCTTGTTGATGATACTACACCACAATTAGGTGGTAACTTAGATACTAATTCTTTCATGATAGACTTTGACGATGCTCATGGTCTAAGAGATGAAAATGGAAATGAACAATTATTCTTTAGCACTACAAGTTCAGCTGTAAATTATTTAAATGTCACAAATGCTGCTACAGGAAATGATCCAAAAATAAGTGCATTAGGAGATGATTCAAATATTGATTTAGCTATTTCACCAAAAGGAACAGGTGAAGTTGTAGTTGGTACAGGATCAGCTGCTGCAACAATCACATCAAGTGGTGCATATGATCTTAGATTAGATACAAACTCAGGAACAAATTCAAGTTATATTAATATAATTGATGCAGCCAATGGTAATATACAATTATATCCAAATGGAACAGGTTTAACTGAAATTGCTGGTGGAACAAACGCTGGAACAATTCAGCTTAATTGTGAATCTAACTCTCACGGGATTAAGCTTCAATCACCTCCACACTCGGCTTCACAAAGCTACACACTTATCTATCCTACTGGAAACGTAACAGCAGGAACATTTTTAAAAGTAGCAAGTATTACAGGTTCAGGAACAACAGCTGTTGGTCAATTATCTTTTGCAGCAGCAGGGACTTCTTGGCAAGCAGTAAAAACTTCTACTTTCACAGCAGCAGCTGGTGAAGGATATTTTGTTAACACAACAAGTGGTGTTATCACTATGAATTTACCTGCAGGAACATTAGGCGATGAAATTGCGTTTATTGATTATGCAGGTACTTTTGATTCTAACACATTTACAGTATCTGCAAATGGTTCAGAAAAAATTCATGGATCGACAGATGATTTAACAATTTCAACAGAAAGAGCAGCGAATACACTTGTCTTCACAGATTCAACACAAGGTTGGTTGCTGAAGAATAATTAATTATGGCAGATTATAAGGATATCGTTGGGACGGCAGTCCGAAATAATGCAGGTAATGTACCTGCTGATCAACAAGATCAGATATTTTTTGATACAACAAATATCGATTTTAAATATTTATTTCCAAATGTATTAAGTTCTTGGCGAACTGGTAATAATGTAAATAGTCCTAGAGTTGAAACAAAAATGGGAGGGATTCAAACATCTTCCATACTTTTTGCTGGTGATGCACCAGGAGGAGATTCAGCTTTAGCAGAAACTTATGATGGAATTTCTTTTACAGAAGTTGCAGATTTAAACACAGCTAGAAAACAATTAGGTGGCACTGGTAGTAGTAGCACAAACGCTATAGCTTTTGGTGGAGACAAACCTGGAAGTCCTTCTCTTGTAGCATTAAGTGAAAGTTGGAATGGTTCTAGTTGGACAGAAGTTGGTGATCTTAATACTGCAAGAAATAATTTAGCTGATTCAGGAGCAAGTAATACATCTGCATTAGCTTTTGGAGGAGGCGCTCCAGGTAATGTGGCAAATACAGAACAATATGATGGCTCAACGTGGACAGAGGTAGCAGACTTAAACACTGGAAGAAGACTTGCTGCTGGAGGTGGAACAGTTACCTCAGCTCTAGCTTGGGGAGGAATAGATGCTCCTCGTGCACTAACAGAATCATGGAATGGTTCAACATGGACTGAAGTAGGAGATCTAAATACCGGTAGATATAATTGGCAAGGTGCAGGAGAAAGCAACACTGCAGCAATATGTGGAGGTGGATATACCGGAACAGCAAATAGTGCAAACTCAGAATTATGGAATGGAACAAGTTGGTCAGAACAAAATAATATTAGCTCTGCTAGAAATGGTTTTGGATCCGCAGGAACTTCAACAGCAGCAGTTATAGCGTCTGGACAACCTTCTTCTGGAACAGAAGAATGGACAAAAGACGCTGCTGTCGGAGCATGGGCAACAAGTGCTGATATAAACACTGCAAGATATTCTGCAGGAAATAATGGGACTGTGCCCTCAGCATTAATTTATGGTGGATTAGATCCATCTCCTTCATACAGAAATATAACAGAATCGTGGAATGGAACTAGCTGGACTGAAGTTAATGATTTAAATACAGCTAGAGATGGTATATATTCAGCGGGTGCCGCTAATACGACTGGTTTAGCAACTTGTGGAAGAACATCTAATCCTACTGTTACAAATATATGTGAGTCTTGGAATGGTTCTAGTTGGACTGAGGTAAACGATGCAAATGCAGCAAAAGCACTAGGAGGAAGCTGTTCTGGTTCTCCTTACACAGCTGCATTACTTTTTGGAGGTGCTGGTATCCCTTTACCTAATTCAACCACAGTTAATACAGAATCTTGGAATGGAACAAGTTGGACAGAGGTTAATAATCTCAACGCTAGCAGATATTATGTTGGTGGTGTAGGTAATCAAACTTCAGCCCTGTGTTATGGTGGTTACTCTGCACCTTTAGGGTATGTATCTAGTAATGAACTTTGGAATGGAACTAGTTGGACAGAGGTTAATAATTTTACTGCTCCCGCTTCAGGATCATTTGGAAATGCAGGAGCAAGTAATACCACTGCACTTAAGTTTGGTGGTTCACCTGGCCCTGGTTATAAAAATTTTGTAGAGGATTGGAACGGGGCAAGTTTCTTC